GGGGATATGTCCCGAACTTTGCAAAAGCAAAGGGGGGAAAAAAGAAAATCACCAGCGTAGACGCTTCTAATTTCTTTTACTTAGTTCCAGATATTGGCGTGGAGAAGCCAATACAACAAATAAAAGGAGCACCCAAAACAGTAGACGGAGTAAAGGTGAGGGGAGGAATTGTTCGTGGACCTGTCGAAAGTGCAGTCAAAAAAGGGAGCGATGCTAAAGAGGCTAGTATTGAAGATATGATTTCATCTGAAATCTTTAAAGCTGCCTCTCTATATACTAAGAAATTAGAGCCTTTAGGTAGAATAGCGCAAGAAAGTGAAATACAAAAAGGATTTGATACTACTCGCGGAGCAAAAGGGGCATTAATGGGAGTGATAGGTGCCGCTTTCGAAGTGGCTATAGCCTCGTCTCTTGATTATAGAGCCGCACAAAGAGAAAGGGGCGGGGATTTTGATGTAAGAATGGGCTCAAATTTAGAAACAATAAAAGAGTTTTTTGGTATACCGAGTGGTCAAAATACAGGAGACTTTAAAGTTAGCACATCTCAAGATAATTTAAAAAGTTTTTATCAGAAAGTTATAAAAGAAAAAGGTGCAGGTAGGTTTGATCCTAGCGAAAAACAGATGAATGCTCAAATGATGGCTACATCTGAAGTTAGATCCAAAAATCCTTCGTGGTTTGATAAGAAGGGTAATCTTAAGAGAGAGTTTAGTAGTAGGGCTGAACCACTTATACTAAGGAGAAGGGATCAACTCGTAGGCAGAAGATTCCAAAGTGCTTCTGGATATATTCCTAATTTTGCTGGAGGATTGGAAGATGCTGTGGCTAGAGAGTCTGCGGCGGGTCTACCCATAAATCAGATAAGAATTAATCAAGATCCTTCTTTAAGGAATGCTGGGAACCCAATGGGTCTTGCGGTGACTAATACAAGGGATGAGCCCACTGGGGCTATCCCTAACTTCGCAAAAGGGCTAACTATGGCCAGTATTGGAATCAAGGACTCCAAGCCCGTAGAGGCATCTTTAAAAAGTTTAAATAATGTTATTCGTGCTCTCAATAAGGAAATAAAGCAGGGCAAGATGACCAATGCAGAGGCAAATACAGAACTTAAAAAACTTACTGCCCAAATCAAAACAAATGGTCAAACAAGAAAAAAGGTAAATGATGCGGCATCAGAAAGACTGCGTTCCGACAATGAGGTAAAAGAAGGAAATAGAGATTTGCTTGGTGGAATATTTGCATTGCAAGCTGGAATGACAATGCTTGGTGGTGCCACTGCTGATGCTACCGATGGTTTTGCAAGATATACTAATATTGTTTCAGAGGGGATTGCTGCGGGATCGACGGCATCCTTTGCTCTGGAAGGATTAGGTGGTGCCTTAGAGGGAGCGGGTGGAAAGGTTGGCAAGCTTGGAGGCTTCCTAAAAGGATTATCTGTTAAGGTTGGTATACTTACGGCTGCATACAAAATAGGTGCTGATGTTTTTGATCAAGTAACAGGTGTTACAAATGCTGCGGCTACTGCTATGGCTCAAGTTTCCGAGTCTGCTCAAAAAGCTGCCATTAGACTCGATATGCTAAGTCCTACTGGACAAAAAAGAGTTCAAGATGACATGAAGCGCATGACTGAGGGTGACTTCTTCGGAAAAGAGTCTGCTTTTGCAATGAGAGAAGATGAACTTAAAGACATAGGTTTCTTTAAATCATTTATGCTTTCATCAAAAGGTGCAGCATTTGGAGCTAGAGAAGCAAATTTTGAAGGAGCAGACCTGTTTAAAAAAGGTGCATTAAGGGAATCGTTAGAGGCTGGAATGGAAACCGTGGTTGCTGCGGGGGGAGATCAGAACCAAATGCTGGAAGCTATAGATAAGATAAGAAAGGACGGATTTATTTCAAAAGATGAAGTCGCTGACACTTTAACATTTTTTGATGAACTTATAGTTAAGGCTAATAAGTTTACTAAAGCTATACAGGATGCAGAAGGTTTAGGAATAACTGAAGAAGATAAAGAATTTTTAACTCAATTTAATGAAGAGCAGCTTTCGGGTTTCTTGAAGGGTGGAAAAGCCCGAAAAAAGGTTGCAGAAGACATGGGTCTTAACGCTGAAGAACTCAGACAGAAAGAGGCTGGGTTAAGAGATCGGCTTTTTAAGGATGACGGAAGACATAAAGCCGTTCAAGATAAAGATCTTCATGATTTAAGGATGGCTCTGATTAAGAAGGAAGAGGATGCTAAGAAAAAAGCGAACGAGGCAGATAAAAAGGCAGAAGAAGCAAAAGCCAGAATTACAGCTAACCAAACTAATAGAATAATTAGAATGGCTGCTGAAAGAGCCAAGATGAATGACAAGGCTCTTGATGATGCCAAGGAACAACTTGAGATGGATATCCTTAGAACAGGACTAAGTGCAGAAGAGGTTATTAACAGAAAGAATGGTATTAAAATTTTAGAGGCAGAGAGAGACTCAAGAAATAAAACTGTAGATGCCGTAAGATCTATGGTTAAGCTTACTTCAGAGCTTACAACAAAGACAGACGATGTTAAAGCTTTAGAAGAATTAATGACAGAAGCCTCCAAAGATGGCATAATTACCCAAAAAGAAGAAAACAGCATTTTAGAAGCGACTAATAAAGTTTTAGAAGAAAACACTTCACAAAAAGTTGATCAACTTAACAATTTAAAAGATGAAATCATCTTAAGTAGAGAAAATTTAGGTATAGCTAAAGATAAATTAAAGACTGAAAGAGAGATTGCTTTAGCAAAATTGGAGGCAACGAGAGTGGAGGCTATAGCGGATGCTGGAGAAGCTATTACAAGAGGTAGAGAATCAAGAGGTGCGCTAGATCCAGATATAAGGAAAAGGGAAGAAATCCAAGCAAGGATGAGAAACAGAGGTTTAGGTCTTCAAACTGATTTTGCTCGCGAAAGTATAGAATTAGCACAGGCTAACGACCAGATAGCATTAGCTAATGTAAACGCTAGAATTACTAGAAGAGAAGGTTTTGAAAAAGAGTTGGCAGATACGCAAGCAAAGCTTGCAAGTGCTCTTGATAAATTAGCACCAGGAGAAGGGGTAGCAAGGACTGGAAAAGCAAATGTAAGAGGTATGATGACAAGTGTTACCGATGCGGCAGGACTGGATCAATTTCTGAAAGAACAATTACGAGGAGAAATGGGCAATATTGGGGGAATGGGAGATGTTATAAGAGAGCTTCAAGAGAGCATGGCATCAGAAAGATTAAAGAGGGAAGAAAACATACAGGCTACAATAGACGAGGCTAATGCAAGAAGAGAAAACACAGCAGCAATTAAAGGTCTTCCTGACACTGGTTTCTTATTACAAAACCAAGCCAAAGCTTTACGAGATGCTAGAGTGAGTGATCTATTAAATGCACAATTATCTACTGATCCAGCAACAAGAATAAAAGGAAGTATTAGAGATAGTAACTTCCAGAAAAGATTTGGTTTAATGCAAGCGGGAGATGTGAGAGGATTACGCGAGCTTGATGAGGCTGAACAACTTGCAGGAACAATTGTTGATTCATCTGTAGAGTTTGCAAGAAACATTGGGGACGCAATGGTAGATGCCATAGCTAAAGGAGAGAATTTAGGGGATACTCTTAGAAGAGCCGCTTCAGATTTCTTCTTAGGTTTATCTAAGGCATTTATGAATCAAGCAATTAACAACATAATGGGCGGCTTTGGTAATCCAAACCAAGGCGGCTCTGGAGGAGGAACTGGTATTATTGGAGGAGTATTAAAATCAATATTTGGATTTAACTCTGGTGGAAGAGTAACTGGCGGTTCTGGTAATCGTGATGATGTCCCCGCTCTTTTGACTGGGGGAGAGTTTGTCATGAACAAAGGAGCAGTTAAAAAATATGGTCCTGCATTCATGATGGCTTTGAACTCAGGATCAGTCCCAACAATGAATCGAGGTGGCATGTTTACCCCAGGAAGTTATGGGCAAGGATCTATAACTGGAAAGTCTGACTTGTTTAATTTTGCCACTCAAGGATTTACCATGGGTGGTTATGATAGAATATCTGGAGGTTCAGGATTCGCATCAATAGCTTTGGAACCTTTAAGCGCAAGAATGACTAGGTTTGGTATTGCAAATAGCCCACAAGCCCAAAGAGAAAAAGCCTCTCAAGAACAAGCTTTAGGACTTTACTTCCAACAGCTTGACAAAGAAAAGCAACTTGAAGAACAAAGGAAGCAACAAAAGGGAGCTTTAAAAGGAGCCATAATGTCAGCAATAGTCAGTGGTGCTTTAATGGGAATTACAGGAGGAATGGGAACTGGTGCGGGAGCTTCCACTCCTCCAGTTAGTGGAGGTGGAGCACAACCAAGCTTCTTATCAAGAGTGTTTAGTGGAGTAGGAAATTTATTTAGAGGTGGAGGCTCGGGGTCAGGCTCGGGTTCAGGTTCAGGCTTTACAGATGTATATGGAAACCCAGGAGTATTGCCACCAAGAGACTGGACCAACTCAGCGGTCATGGGTGGTCGTAGACGTTTTGCTGCTGGAGGATCTGTCCCTTATACCGCTGGAGTTGATACGGTTCCTGCTATGCTGTCGGGAGGAGAGTTTGTTATGAATGCTGCTGCTACACAAAATATTGGAAGAGGTAATTTAGCTGCATTAAACTCTGGAGCAAGAGGAGGTAACGGCGAAGTTGTTGGAAAGCTTGATGAGCTTATCGAAGTTTCAGGAGGTAGCGGAGAAACTGTTATTAACATTACTGTTAATTCTGACGGTAGTGAAACAGAAGATGGAGGTCAGGGTGAGGAGCAGAAGAGAACTCTGGCAATGAGAATCAAAGATACTGTCAAGCAAGTCATTGAAGATGAGAAAAGACTGGGAGGTTCCTTAAGACAAGCTAAAGCATAATGTATGACACCACATTAAATTACCAAAACCATTTTTTTATATCTGGGTTAGTAGGCATTGGGGCAACCCTAGCTCCTAGAGAACTTTCAGGTATTGAATCTCTTGATATTGGTTATTCAAATAGCGCCAATACTCTTTCTCCGCTAGGTTCAAGCCAAGGTCTTACTACAATTGGTGGTCCAACCCAGCAAACAGTTTCTTTTTCAAGATATCTTATTTATAACGATCCTGTTTTGAATTTTACAGGAGCCTCATCGAAATTGGCAGGAAGCTTTAACTATGATAACAATGCTTCATATGGATTTGAGGAGGGATATTTATCGTCGTATTCTGTTAATTGTGCGGTTGGAGCAGTGCCTAAAGTAAATGCAAGCTTTGTTGTTTATGATGAGATGAGGAGTGGAATTAATGCATCTGGTGCATCGCCTACCACTATTTATATACCGAGTCAGGGATCAATAACTGCAACTTGCGATAATAGCACCACTAACAGGGTTATAGGTTTTGATTATTCTTTAGCAGTAAACAAAAAACCTTATTATACGGTTGGGTTAGAAACACCAACCGAAGTAAAACATATTAGCCCAATTCAATATACAGCATCAGTTCAGCTAGAAGTGGATGATATATTTTTAGAAAGCGGTTTAAGTTTTTTAGGATATGGAAAAGAAAATAAGACGGTTTCTTTTACTATTAATGGTAGGGATGGAACTTCCTTGCAAACCTTGACTATTCCTAAAGCATCATTGGTTTCAGAGCAGCTAAATTCAAGTGCTGATGGAGCAGTTCGTTTAACACTTAACTATGTTGGTCACTCATGAGCGAAAGTTTATTTTACAACAGAGATGATAATATTTCGGGGGTTACTATTCCCTCCAAGTTATCTGGATTATCTCTTACTCCAGTCTATGGATCTCAAGTAGACTTTCAGGCGACTAATCACAGTTATACCACTGATGATTTTTATTATAATTTAATTCCTTTATCGGCTAACAGTTTGTCGGCAACGTTTTCTTTAAGGTATGACGTTAACGAGACTAATGCTCGTAGACTAGCCGCTTTTTTCGAGGCACAGTCGGGCAATTTGCCTATAGAAATATCTCCCGATAACTTAGGAATCTATAAAACATTTTCAGGTTTTTGTGATAATTATGCAATTAATTTCATGAACAACCAACATTTCGAGGTCGCTGCTAAAATCAATGTAGATCATGCACCTACCTTGTTTAATTGGTCGGGGATGGGAACTTTTCCTAATTTATCTTTTCAGGGATGGAAGCCTTCTACTAGTTATGAAAAATATGACATTGTTTATTCGGGATTAAATCAAACCAAGTTAGATAACTTTTATTATTGCACTGGAGATCACTCTTCTAGTGAGACTAACAGCCCTACAGGAGCCTCATCAATGTGGACTCAAAAATTCTTTTTTGAGCCTGATATTGGAACTCAAAACGATGTTCAAATTAAAGCTGACATTTTACAATATCAGAACTCTTTTACTCAAAGATTAAAAACGAATGACAACATTTCTACTTTTGGAATGAATTATTCTTTTGAAAATATTTCTGACAAGCAGACAAAGTGTATGATTCATTTCTTGGAAAACAAAGGAGGTTATAGGAGGTTTGAACACCAGATTCCTTCTGTATATAATAGACCTAAAGTATATTATTCCCCTACATGGAGTCATACTTGGAATTATTCAAATTCTAATAAATTAACCGTTGATCTCGTAGAAGATCCTCTCGGTGTAATACCAACAGGAACATAAAATGCCTAGATCTATAGCTATACAAAGTGATGACGCAGCCGTTCTTGTTGGAGAGGGGGGAGGAAATGCTTTTGATACAAGTGATACCACTATTCAGCCTTATAAATTAGTTCAGAATTTTAGCTATAGTGTGGGAATGACTAGAGCAGAACCTAAACAGCTAGGAACTCAAGACGTATCTTTTCGCCAACTTAATAGACAGCCTGACATTGAATTAAATTTTTCTTATATACCAGAACCATCCTTGGCAAACGAAAGTTTCGGTCTTTTTTCACAAAATGCATGGGTAAGTTATAAACAAATGTTTTCAGGTGTTTCTGATTACAGCACTAACTTTTATGTAGTGCTTCCTCCTGAAAATGCAACTTATGAGCCTTATGATGTAATAACGGGTGGTAGTGATGTTTTTAATCTCACGGGTTTTGATTGTTTAGCTTTTGGAAACTGCTATACTAATTCATATTCTTTATCTTATTCAATTGGTGGTCTACCGCTAGTTACCACTAGCTATATTGCTTCTAATATGGTTTATGAAAGTTTAACTGGAACCTCAATGGAAATGCCAGCTATAAACTTGACTGGAGGAAATAACGACAATGTTAAACGTTGCATTTTTGAAATTGATCCTACAACGAGCAATGATATTATTCCTCCCATTGTTAATCCCACAGACCCGAATAGCAGTATAACCCTACAAAATTTACAGGTAGGGGGACAAAACTTATCAGGAGTTCACCTTGTTCAGTCTGTAAATATGCAAGTTAATTTGTCTAGGGTCTCGTCTTATGGGCTAGGAAACAATTTTCCATATAATAGGAAAGCGCAATTTCCTGCTGATGGATCATTTAGTGTGTCTTCCTTGGTGTCAGGTTTTGATGACGGATTCATGACTGGAGTGTTAGACAATGATGAAAATTATAGTTTTGAATGTGTAATAGCATCTGGAAACAAAAAATTAATCTATGAAGTTCAAGATGCGAAACTGGCATCTTACAACTATACCATGGGTATAAACGATGTAATGAACTTTAGTGCTGACTTTAGTTTTAAAGTAACTGAAGAAAGAGGGCTAAGACTTAGTGGAACACCCTACTAATCATATTCAACTCTCACATTTTTGCTTTCGTAAACCTTCTTTGGTCTATCGGGATGTTCGGAGCCTCCTCTTTCCTTGGCATAGTTGTCAAAGAATTTTTCTTTAATTGGATCTAAGCCCCCAGCTTTTTCCGCTCGTTTTTCGCTAAGTTCTGCTGATAGATTCATCATATCTCCAACAGTGCCTTTTTTATTTTTTGTCGCTTCTAGATATTGTTGCTTACTAAAAGGATCAATTGAATTATCTATAGATGCGTTGGGAGCAAGAAAAACCCTGCTCCATTCAACGCCATCTTCAGAATAAACATGTTCATCATTCATCCCTTGAACAACCTCGCGGTATTCTTCTCGCTCGGGATGTTTGTAAACATAAATAGGCATTACTTAATCTCGATTTGTTTTGCCTCTGATACAGTTTTCTTTGGAAGAGTTAGCTTCAACAGTCCATTTTTCATCTCAGCAGATACATGATCTTCTGAGACTAAATCATTTAAATGTAATTTAAATTTCTGAGAACGGTCTTTGTTTTTTGCCTCAAGCTCTACAACTCCATCAACAATACTAATGTTGATATCTTTTTTAGAGAAGCCAGCCAACTCTACTTCTGCCACGTAAACATCTCCTGTATCAGCAACACAAGATTTTTTTCTAATCATTAGATCTCTTGGAGAGAGATCGTTTAAGCCATTAAAAAGGGAATTAATTAAAGTATTCATATACTTATATTATAGCACTTAAGATGCCATTCTTCAACTACTGTATATACAGTCTAAAATAGAATCAACAGTTTTAGAATATGTCATACTGTCCCCCATCTTGACACCCTCAGTGTTAATTTGACCCACCTTAGATTCAGCTTTCTCCATGGCTTCTAAAGCCTGATCTTCCGACCAAGTATAAAATGTTCCCTGATTAAAGGGAGAATCTTTTTTGAAGAACACCCCATCTTCGGCTGGCATTTCTCCAGAAGGTTCAATTAAAATAGAGTTCTCTTCTGTAGCCCAGTCTTTGTGCGATGTTGCATTCAAAACCACACTCCACTTACCTAAACATGTCGCATTGAATGCTGGCAAGTTCCAACCCTCACCACCCGATAAACCAGTTAGATCAATATCAATTGCGTTTAATAACTCATTAACCTCACTGTTTTTTTGCAGATGAGGAATAATATTTAAATTATTATAATTAACTCCTTCAAGCGTGTCATTCCATAGACCTTGCATTTGTTCAGGTTTAAAGAATGGGTTAGAGATACAACAAGAAAGTTGATATTTTGGATTGTTACCGTATTTCTTGAGCCAAGTTTTGATTATTTTTTGAGTATGCTTTCTTTTTTCAAACTTACCCATTAAACCAAAATGAATGGTATCTTTTAAGTATTCTTTCCCTGTTACTTTAAAATCTTCGTCAAAGCCCAAAGGGATAAACTGACAATTAGTAAGCCCTTGATCTGTAAAATGTTTCTTTGCCTCTCTTGAGCTAAAGAACGTTTTGTCTTGTAAACCACAAATTTTAGTTTCTACTTCTGTAGGTTGGTTGCATTCATAGAAAGTAAAAAGATATTGGTCTTTAGTCTTCCTATTCTCACTTCCATTTAAGTGCCACAACTTAAGAGAAGGAGTTCCTGCTGAAATATTTTTCCACCTATTATTTATGGAGTCTTCGATATATTTTTTTAAATCATCAGATATTTCATAAGCCTTAAAATCTAAATCCCCTGCTGGGAAAATAGCCAACTCAACTTCTTTTCTGTGTAATTCTCTAACAATGTTTAGAGCAACATTGCCAAAGCTTAAGCTATTAAATGGTGCTTCTAATATTAATTTCATTAAAAGGGAACATCGTCAGAGTCTTGGGATGAGTCATTACCTCCATCGGAGTCGGACTTTTTAGCCGAACTCAAAAACTGCAAGTCTTTTCCTCTGATGTGATATTTACTAAAGTTCTTGCCATCCTTTTCCCAAGAAGACATGCAGAGTTCTCCTTGAACAATAAATTCTCTTCCCTTGCTGAGATACTTTTCTGCAATTTCAGCGGTCTTGTCCCAGTATTCGATATCAATAAAACATTTTGTTTTAGCGTTTGATGTGGAAATGCCAGCCCTAAGGTTTGCGACCTTTTTACCAGTGCTGGTTTGACGGACCTCGGGATCTTTTACAAGATATGCGGCTGCGGTGATTGAATTAAACATAATTTCCTTCTTTTTTTACTTTGTTAATAAACTTGTTGTGAACATTAATGCATCCCTGAATGCTCATATTTAACTCTTCTGCAATATGTCTCCAAGGTGTGAGCTTATTATTACCTGCTCCATATCGCATGTCAACTATTTTTTTTACCCTTTCGTCTTTTTCTTCCTCTAGACATTTTTCAAACACACACATAGCCTCTCCCTTGTTGATATCTCTAATGAAAGAGTCACAACTGGGTTCAACATAGGTATATTCGTCATCAATAAAAATTTCTTTATTCTTTTTCCTTTTATTGAGGGCATTAAGACATTTCCACTTTGTTTGGTTTGCTAAGTGGGTAGAAAATTTTGTATTTCTGTCGGGATCATAATTTAGAGCCGCAGAATAAATAGTGGAATCTTTTTCTCCTACTATCTGACTCTTATCGAGAGCGTTTTGAGGGTGAGACATAAAATGGTTCACCATTGAGTGAAAAATACCAGAGTGACGATCAATGATCTCCAACAAGCTGTCTTGGTCATTGTCGTCTTGAATCCTAGAAATTAAAGTCAAGTCACTACTCATCGACCCAATTCTATGCTCTGGTTTACCTTTTTCCACAAAAACTGAAAGTTCAATTCTTGATTTTATATTATATTTATATAACGTTTTACTGTAAGTAAAACGTAATACTTTACCTTTTACGTTAGGAAAGGAAGAATCGTTGTCTCCGTTTCACGGTATATTATACGGGCGACTTTTCGTTTGTCAAATTAAATTTTCGGAAATTTTGATATTGACTTGACAGAGGCATACTGCTAAGTGTAAAATTGTTTAGTCATGATTTTCGAAGAACAAGTATCAAGGAAGCCCGACCATTATCCATGGGCGCAGGAGTTTATAGAGGCAATGCATAACGGTTTTTGGACCGACAAAGAGTTCAGTTTTAGTAGTGATATTCAGGATTTTAACGTAAATTTAAGCGAAGATGAGAGGGAAATGATCATCAGAACTCTTTCTGCGATTGGACAGATTGAAGTAGCCGTTAAGAAGTTTTGGAGCAAGCTGGGAGACAACCTACCTCATCCCAGTTTAACCGACCTCGGCTATGTGATGGCAAACGTTGAGGTTATTCACAATAATGCTTATGAGAGACTCTTGAAAGTCCTGGGATTAGAAGATGTTTTTGAGGAAAATCTAAAGCTCGACTTTATTGAGGGCAGAGTTAAATATCTCCGTAAGTATAACCACAAGTTTTACAAAGATTCTAAGAAGCAATATGTGTATGCACTTACTCTTTTTACTTTGTTTGTGGAAAATGTTTCTTTGTTTAGCCAGTTCTATGTGATTAATTGGTTTAATCGTTACCGTAACGTTCTTAAGGATACTGGTCAGCAGGTAAAATACACCAGAAACGAAGAAAACATTCACGCTCTTGCGGGAATCAAAATTATCAACACCATCCGAAGCGAGCATCCAGAGCTTTTTGATGATGAATTGGAGGAGAGGATTGCCAGCGAAGCTAAAGCTGCTTTTGTAGCAGAAAGTTACCTCGTAGACTGGATGGTAAATGGATTTAATGAAAAAGGTCTCAATGCCGACATCTTGAAAGAGTTCATAAAAAATAGAATTAATGACTCTTTAGAAAAAATCGGTTTTGATTCAGCGTTTGATGTTGACACTTCTTTATTGGAAGATACAATGTGGTTCGAAGAAGAATTGTTGGGCAATAATGCCACCGACTTCTTCCATTCTAGACCCGTGGAATATTCTAAGAACTCTCAAACATTTGACGCTGACGATCTTTTTTAATGAAGAAATACAAATGGCTTAATAAGGACTCTCGCGATTTTCTAAAAAGAGGGTATTTACAAACAGGCGAATCTGCCGAACAAAGAGGGCATGACATTTCGGTTGCGGCTGAAAAATATCTCAAAGTAAAAGGGTTCGCTGAGAAGTTTGAAGAGTATCTTTCTCGCGGATTTTATTCACTAGCCAGCCCTATTTGGGCAAACTTTGGCAGAGAGAGAGGTTTACCCATCTCCTGCAATGGTGTCTTTATTGAAGACAGAATGGACGCTATTTTGGACAAGCAAGCCGAAGTAGGAATGCAGACAAAACACGGTGCTGGAACATCTGCTTATTTTGGAGATCTAAGAGAAAGAGGAGCGGAGATTTCAGCGGGAGGAACTTCCAGTGGACCAGTCCATTTTATGGAGCTTTATGATAAGGTTTCTTCTGTTGTTTCTCAAAGTAATGTTAGAAGAGGATCATTTGCAGCATATCTTCCCGTTGAACATCCAGACATTACTGAGTTCTTAAGAATAAGAAGTGAAGGCAATCCTATTCAGGAAATGTCTTTTGGTGTTTGTATCACCGATGAATGGATGCGTTCACTGATGGAGGGAGATAGAAAAAAAAGAACTATATGGGCATCAATTATCAAAAAGAGATTTGAGACAGGATATCCTTATTTGTTTTTTACAGATACAGCTAACAAGCGAGCACCAAAAGCCTACAAAGATAAGAAGTTAAAAATTAGTGCATCTAATCTTTGTAGCGAAATATTCTTACACTCTTCTGAAGAGGAATCTTTTGTTTGCTGTTTGTCCTCGTTAAATTTAGTTAAGTGGAACGAGATTAAGGAGACAGATGCAATCGAAACATTAACATATTTTCTCGATGCAGTAATGGAGGAATATGTCCAGAAGACAGAGGGAATTCCTTTCATGGAGGCTTCTCATAATTTTGCCAAAAAACAAAGAGCTTTAGGCTTGGGTGTTTTAGGGTGGCACTCTTTTTTACAAGAAGAGATGATTGGATTTGAAAGTATGGAGGCAAAATTCCTCAATACAGAAATTCACAAAACAATAAAACAAAAATCCCAAAAAGCCACAGAAGAACTTGCTGTTCTTTTGGGAGAGCCAGAACATTTAAAAGGTTACGGTAAGCGCAATATGACCACGATGGCTATTGCTCCAACAACCTCAAGCTCATTTATATTGGGTCAAGTCTCTCCATCTATTGAGCCACTGAACAGCAACTATTTCACCAAGGATTTAGCCAAGGGTAAGTTTACCTATAAAAATCCATATCTAGAAAAACTCCTAGAAGAGAAGAAAAAGAATACACAGACAACTTGGAAATCTATTCTACAAAAAGGAGGTTCCGTCCAGCATTTAGACTTTTTAACTGATCAAGAAAAAGAAGTATTTAAAACGTTTGGCGAAATTTCTCAAAAAGAAATAGTCATTCAAGCAGCACAAAGACAAAAATACATCGACCAAGGTCAAAGCCTCAATTTAATGATATCCCCTAAATGTCCACCAAAACAAGTAAGTGAACTCCTCATCTTTGGGTGGGAGCAGGGTGTAAAAAGTTTTTACTATCAAAGGAGTGCTAATCCGAGTCAAGAGTTAGCTAGATCAATATTGAACTGCTCATCTTGCGAGGGTTAATATTCATTTTTAATAATTAAAAGTGTAATTTTTTTATGATGAACCTTGCTTTTTCAGAGAAAATCTATAAATGCCTTGTGGGTAAGGTTTTGAAGTTTAATGAGGAAAACAAATCTAAAATAACAGTAGAAAAACTAATCAGAGTTTACAAAAGAGGAGAAAAAGCTGCTGATATTAATTGGCAACCACAAAAAACAACCGCTCAGTGGGCTATGGCCAGAGTTAATATGTTTTTAAAGCTTTCTGCTGGTCGCAAAGTAAATAAAGATTACAAATTTCACGATATTGATATTGTTGAAGGCACAGATAGAACTCACAAGCAAGAATCAGCAGACCCTTTTTGGCATTTTACAAATTTAGATTTTACTTCAGCCAGAACAGATTTACTGCTAGCGAGCATTTGCGATTCAGAATCTGAAAAAATTTTTTACCCTCCCGTTCTAGAAGAAGATTGACTTTAAGCTATAATCACATTATTCTGTGTGATGGATGTTTTAGTCATTTCTGATTTTACCTTAGAGCAAGCTGTTGGTGGGGCTCAAATTAGCAACTCAATTATTATTGAGGAAGGCAAAAAACGAGGTCACACTATAAAGGAACACCATCACTCCTCTCCAATAACAGATCTTTTTGTATCCTATGATTTGGTGATTAATTCCAACTTAGAGTGTATATCCAAAACCTCTCCTGAAAGATTTAATTTAATTAAAAAACTCCCCAATTCAGTCAGACTAGAACATGATTCTTGCCATTACTTAAGCAGTGAAGATAGGGAGCAGTTATTTTCTAATTGTAAAAAAACATTTTTCTTAACAGACTTCCACTATAATTTTTTTAAAGAATTATATGGAGACTATTTTAAGAATGTAGAAATTGTTCCCGATCCATTAGACACTTCAATTTTTAAAAAGGCTAACTTAAAAAAAGAATATGATGTTGTTTATTGTGGTTATGTTCACCCGCAAAAAGGAACTCAAAACCTAATTAATTTTTCTAAAAATAATCCCAATAGGAAAATAGATATTTTTGGAGGTTCTAATGTCGTCTCCCCTTATCATTTTGATAAGCATGAAAACATAACCTACCACAAAAAATGGTGCAATCCTTCTGAGGTAGCTGAAATTTTTCAAAAATGCAATTCAGTATTTCACTCTCCAAATGTAAACGAACCTTTTTGTAGAATGATTGGGGAGGCTATTTTGTGTGGAGTAGAAGATATATTAGGAAACCCTTCTATCATTGGATCTTATTTAGACTTTAAAGAAGTGGGTTATGATAAATTTAAAAATCGCTGCGAGAATGCAGCGTCTGAATTTTGGGATAAAGTTTTATTATGAATTTAATTTGCGGAACATATTTTAAACATAAATGTAGACTTCAACTTAGCCATTATAAAGATGCACGGACACCTGAGTTTGCTGCGTTTGAAGATACAAACCTAAACAATAATTATGTTTTTTGCAAACCAGAACACCTATCAACACTTTCTACTTATTCCAAGATAGGTGCAGTTAATTTACCAGATCAATTTAATTTAGTAACACATAACTCAGACATAAACTTCGGAGAAAATGAAATAAAATTTGTATTTAATTTATTTCCTAATATACAGCATTGGTATACTCAAAATCTCATAGCCTATCACGATAAGGTTTTTCCTATCCCCATTGGCATAGCTAATCCTAAATGGTCTCATGGAAATCAAGAGAGATTTAATAAAACAATCTCAAAAAACATTAACAAAGAAAACAATGTTTATATTAATTTTAATGTTTCCACTAATCCCGCAGCAAGAAATGATTGCCTTAATAAACTAGGGTCTAAATATCCTTTACAATTGCAAAAAAAATATCCTAATGCCGCCTCTATAAAAAATCACGATGATTTTGTAGAGTCTACTCAAGAAAAATATTTAGAAGATATAGCATCATCTTGGTTTACTGTTTCTCCCGTTGGAAATGGGGTAGATTGTCACAAAACTTGGGAAGCTCTTTATATGAGGAGTATCCCGATAGTTACCCGCTGGCACGGAGCAGAAAGATTCAAGGAAATGAGCATTCCTATTCTCATCATTGATGATTGGAGCGAATTTAAAAATTTAAAATTAACGAAAAATTTATATGATGACCTGTGGGGCGACTTTGATCCATATTCGCTTAAATTTTCAACATTCATAAAAAATGACTAAAAAAATAAAATTTGCTTGTCACTGGGACACTCCAGAGGGATTAGCTGACAGAGTTGTAAGAAACTGGGGAGAGCCACCGCAAGGACTTGAAATTACTTCTGCTTCAGATTTTGATTACTTAATAACTTTCAACAATAGCTCTGAAATGCTAAGTGTTCCCAAGGAAAAAAACATCGTCTTCACAATGGAACCGAGTTGGAGTCATTGTGTAAAAGATGAGGTTTTAGATAATAGTTTTAAAATTTTTACTAGTGTAGATAGATTTTCTTCTAGAGAAAATGCAGAGATGGCACCTACACTAATGTTTAGTGAAGATTCTGGAGGCTCAACTAAATCACATGTAAAGCAAGCTGGAGAAGGAATTAAAACCTCCATGGAAGAATATTTATCAAATGACAATTTCAATAAAAGCAAAAAATGTTCTATTATTTTAGCTGCACATGGAGCAATTGCAGGAGTTCCCAAACATGCAGACTCTATTTATTTTAATAGGGAAAAATTATTAATTAGAATTCTAGAGTCAGATCTGGATATTGATATTTATGGAAGAGGTTGGAACATTGAAGACCCTCGATATAAAGGATATGCAGAATATAAAGAGGACGCTTTAGGTGACTATGAGTTTAGTATAGGTATTGAAAACTCCAGAGAGGATTATTACATATCCGAAAAAATAACAGACTGTTTTATGAATAATTGTGTGCCTATTTATGATGGCTGCAATTTAGTTCATGAATTTTATAATCCTAAATCTTTTGAGAAAATTAATATTGACAGTGAGGGTGTCATTGAAGATATCCGAAAAATAATTTCTGGTTCCAATGAAAAATATATTGATTATGTAAAAGAGTCCAAAATAAAATATTTTACTGATTATAATATTTATACTTACCTAAAAAAATGTATTAAATTTGGTTAGGCTTTAATTATCAGCAATGTCATCTTTATCTAAAATATTCATAATTCATTACAGCAAGCTGAATGAAAGAAAGAAACATATGCTGACGGAGCTTGAAAAATGGTTCCCTCATATAGATTTCGAGTTTGTTGAAGAGTATGATCAAGAAGATTTAACCTCCGAAGTCATATTAGAAAATTTTGATTTAGATGAGTTTCAAAGACGTTTTGATAGAGAAATGTTAAGGTCAGAAATGTCTCTATGTATGAAATACAAAAAAGCAGTTAGTGACATATCAGATTCAGAAGATGGGGAGCAGTTTTTTATTTTAGAGGACGATGTTATTTTTAAGGAAGATCCTCTTCGCTATATTAAAGCAATGGATAATTTATGCGATAGCAAAAATATAAATTATGATTGTGTATTTTTAGGAGAGGCTTGGATTAGGAAGGGGGACAATAGAGATATATTTGGCAAAAAAGAACACCCCGCAACTAATGGCTTATGCACGGTTCTTTATAAAAAAGATAGCTTAAAAAAGCTGCACTCTAATTTAGGACAAAGCAAAATAACACAACCTATGGATTGGGAATTAAATGACAGGTTTAAAGAGCTAGATTTTCAGGTTTATTGGGGAAAAGCTATAACAAAACATGGGAGCGTTTTAGCTCTAGAAAACGATTCATACAAAAAATTAAAATCTTCTCTTAGAGAAAAATATTAAATAAAGAACGATATTATATGAAATATTCAATAGGAATAGTTACCTGTAAATATAGATATAAAAAATATTTTATACCTTTACTTAAAAAAATAAAATCTATAAAACCAGAAATAGAAATTATATGCTGTGTAAATGGGGAAGCTCACGAAGATTTTAATAACGAATATAGGTCTGACATCTTAAAGTTATGTGCAGATTATAAAAATGTATTCCCTATGATTTGGACGACCTTCCGATCTTTGGCAAAACTATGGAATACATGCATAATTAATTCTTCAGAAAATCATGTCCTCATTTTAAATGACGATGTTATGGTTAATAAACAATTTTTTGAGTTCATTGATGAACTTGAAGAACAGGATACATTTACTTTAAGCAGAAGCTGGTCTGCATTTATGGCAAACAGAAGACAGATAAATGATACTGGATGGTTTGATGAAAGGCTTTTGGGTGTTTGCAATGAAGACGGAGATATGGCATATCGGCTATTTTTAAAATATAAAAAACCAGTTAAAAATTATTTTGCGCCATACGATAATTTTACATCTAACTCACACGGAGACAACAACCATCTTAAAAATCAAAAAACAATTAGCAAATATAGCCTCCATAATCACAATTTCATCAGAGATAAATATAAAAGAGATGATGTTAATGGAATTGGTGATGGTTATTTCTTTTTTGATGGCGAAAAACTATCTCAACATATTAAAGATATCCCACAATATCCATACGAAGAATATTTTTGGGATAACAAACATAAACTGTAACAAGTCCCAGCTAATAGAAAATTAAAAGGTAATCATGAAAAAAATTATAATTACAGGCTCCGCAGGAATGTTTGGGGCTAACTTTGCCAGATATTTTTTAGATCAAGGATATAAAGTTATGGGGTTAGATAACTTTTCAGGAGGTTATGGCGACTTCTTACCTGAACACAAAAATTTTCAGTTTGTGGAGATTGATCTTATTGATAGTGAGCGGTTAAATAAAATATTTGATGACTTTAAACCTGATACTGTCTATCATTTTGCTGCTTATGCCGCAGAAGGACTGTCGCCATTCATCAGAAATTTTAACTACACCAACAATGTTATTTGCTCTATGAACGTCATCAATTCTTGTATTAGGACAAGTGCAAAAATAGTTTTCACTTCATCTATGGCTGTTTATGGACATCAACAAGTTCCGTTTATTGAATCTTCTGTTCCAACTCCAGCAGACCCATATGGTATTGCTAAATACACTGTTGAAATGGATTTGAGAGAAGCAGCTAACCAATTTGATCTTAGATATACCATTGTTCGTCCTCACAACGTTATTGGTCTTTACCAAAACATTTGGGATAGATATAGAAATGTAATTGGTATATTTATTAATAAGGCTATTAGCGGAAATCCTTTTACTATTTATGGAGACGGAAAACAGACTAGAGCCTTCTCTGATATATCTTCTTGTTTTAAGGTTTTTGAAAAAATTGGATATGATAAATTTAATGGTGAAATTTTTAACATTGGTTCTGATAAATTTTATACAATTAATGAGGCTGCAAAAGTGGTGGGAGAAGTTGCCAAGGGGCATGGGTATAATACCGACACCATACATCTTGAAGAAAGATTAGAGGTAAAAGATGCATATCCCTCTCACGATAAAGCTAAGAGCTTTTTAGATTTTAATGACAAAACGGACTTTCCAAAACTTGTAGAATCTATGTTTGCTTGGGCTTTAACTCAACCCCAGAGAGAAGTTAAAAATATGAAATATGAAATTGACAAGGGTATTTATTCTTATTGGAAATGAAAAAAAACATAATATTAGTGGTTGGACCACAAGGAAGCGGAAACAAACTAACAGCCTCAATATTTTTAAAATTCTTTGGGTGTGATGGTGACCAAGGTGGTGGTTTTGCTCCCCCAAAACCAGATTCTGACAAAATAGTTTACACGAATTCTGTTCCGACAGGCTCCTCTGAAGGAGAAGTTGTTGACGCTGTATATTTTAAGCCCCTTGAGAGAAATATTGGAGTCATTTCCTTTAACAGACTGCTAGCTAAAGTTAGAGACATGTATGGTGATTGCCAAATAAATGTAGTGTGTCCAATTCGCGACCACGAAACAACTGTGAAATCTTTGATGTCACAAGGAATGGAAAGAGAAGCCGCACAAGAAATTCATAAGCTATCTTTAGAGTGGGTTATTAAATGTTTAAAAGAATGCTATGAAGAAAAAAATGTATTTTTTAATTGGTTGAGTTACGAATTTCTTACCTATGACACAGAGACCTGCCTAAAATCCCTTTCCGAGCAAATAGGTATTCCTATTGTATTAAGCGAACAGGATTTTAAAGATACTTGTAAGAAAATTGTTCCTAGAAACAAATACCATTATAACGAAAACGAGAGGGGTAAGTATTTGCCAGCAAATCACAATGTCTAATAGGCTTCTTTTAATACAACCTGGAGCTTTTGGAGACCTATTTATTTGCGCTCCTATAGCCAAGCATTATGCAGATTTGGGCCATGAGGTTATCTGGCCCACTACAAAAAAATATGCCAATATCATAGGTTTATTTTCATACGTTACTCACTTAGAGCTTGATGAAAGGGAACTTCATAGTGACTGGTTAAGGTCTGACACAATGAAGACTCTAGAACTTATTCCTCAGATTCAACCAGATTTAATATTAAATCTAGCAGACAGAGGACCACATCCAACAGCAGAGCTTCCTTGGGAAAAATTTGAAGAAACAAAATACAGATTAGCAGGTTTAGATTTTCGACTCAAGCATAATTTAGAGTGGTCGAGGAACATAGAAAAAGAAAACGAAATTTATGATCATTTTGTCGGAGACGAAAAAGATTATATTTTAGCCCATCTAACAAGCTCCAACAATGATAAGGCTGAACTACCAAAAAATTTAAACAAAAAAATTATTGAATTACAGGAGTTTAAAGACGATAATATTGTCGGTTGGTATAAGGTAATTAAAAACGCTAGTGCCATCTATTGTGTGGAGAGTTCCATTCATTGCTTTATTGATGGTTTTGTAAAAACTTTGAACTGTGAAAAATATTTATTATCTAGACCTACTTTACAGCGAGGTCAAACTTACACTGTCTCTAATTACTGGGAAAAAAAATATTTAAAATGAAAATGCCAATGTCAGAAATTTTAGATAGGTTTACTATAACTAAAATTAGATCCGAAAGAACATCTACTAATGTAGAAGACGAAATTAATATTTATCAAAATGAAATGATTAATTTTTCACCTGAATTAGTTGAAAAATTTACTGATCGTTTATATCGAGCCAACTTGGATCTTTGGATTGTAGAAGAAAAAATATTTGAAATAGTAAAATCTGATAATCCAGATTTTGAAAAAGTAGGTCATTTAGCGATGGAAGTCAGAGACTTAAATTGGGATAGAAATAAAATTAAAGAGGAGATATCGTCTTCTTTTGATAAAGTAACATTAAACTATAGCAAGGTGAAATATGGGAGAGCTTAACATTTTTAATTTAGAAGATTTTTTAAAACAAAATAAGTGCGAAATATATGTAGAGACAGGAACTGGTATAGGTGTCTGCCTTTCTCATATGCTTCAGTATGGTCTAAATAAATATTATTCTGTAGATTTAGACGAAGATTTAATAAAAAAAGCTAAGATTAAATTTAAAGATTCAAATGTTGAGTTTTTAAATGATTATTCTCACAAAGCCTTAGAAAAAATAGTCCCATCTTTAGACAAAGATACATCTGTGCTGTTTTTCTTGGACGCTCATTTCCCTAATGCCGATTTTGGCAAGACGACTTATGAAGATTCCATACGCTCATACAAAGATGATGCATTACCCCTAGCCAAAGAAATAAAAACAATAAAAAAACATAGAGATATTTCTAAGGATTGTTTCATTATAGATGATTGGAAGCTTTACGACCCTAATCAAGCTTATGAATTTGGTGGCTGGGAACATAGAGACCTACAAGAATCTCTAGGTCTTAAAACTTGCAGTTCTGAAATTTTGGAAAACTTCAAAGATACTCACAATTTCCAAGTCTTTTTAAGACATCAAGGCTTCTTGTTTGTAACACCGAAATAAAGGTAGGTCTTGAATTTAAAGGGCAGAATAGTATAATCTCTAAATAGGCTAGCCAAAAATATGAGCGACAAAGAAAAAATTTAGAAAAAAATAATTATGAATAAAACAGCACTAATTCTAGGTGGTGGCGGCTTTATTGGAGGTCATCTTGCAAAAAAACTTAAGGAACAGGATTACTGGGTAAGAGCAGTAGACATTAAAAAGCACGAATACTTTTCTTGGGCAGATATTTGCGATGAATTTATTAGAGCCGACCTAAGGGATGAAAAGATTACAAAAGAAGCTTTTGATCTTGGTCCCGATCATTCTTTTGATGAAGTATATCAATTAGCTGCTGATATGGGAGGTGCAGGTTACATTTTCACAGGAGAAAATGATGCCGATGTGATGCACAATTCAGCACTCATTAATCTTCATGTAGCTAAAGAGGCATTAAGGACAAAGGCAGGTAAAGTGTTCTATTCTTCCTCTGCCTGTATGTATCCAGAGCACAATCAGCTTGATCCCGATAATCCTAATTGTGAGGAGTCTTCAGCTTATCCAGCGAATCCAGATTCAGAATATGGCTGGGAAAAGTTATTTAGTGAGAGACTATATCTAGCCTTCCAAAGAAACTATGGTTTAAATATTAGAATAGGAAGATTTCATAATATTTTTGGACCTCAAGGAACTTGGGAGGGAGGCAAAGAAAAAGCTCCAGCGGCGATGTGTCGCAAAGTAGCAGAGTGTGAGGATGGTGGAGAAATAGAAGTTTGGGGAGACGGAAAGCAAACTCGTTCTTTTTTGTATATTGATGAATGCCTGAAAGCTATTGAAAAGTTTATGGCTCAAGACGATTTTTCTGGTCCAGTTAATATTGGATCAGAGGAAATGGTGACTATTAATCAGCTAGCAGAGTTAGCTATTGAAGCGTCTGGTAAAAATGTATCTATTAAAAATCTTTTTGGCGAAGAATTTGAGGAAAAATATGGACACAAATGTCCATTGGGAGTAAAAGGCAGAAACTCTGATAATACGCTATTTAAAGAAAAAGTAGGGTGGGAGTCAGACAAGTCGTTATCAGACGGAATCTCTTCAACTTACCACTGGATACAAGAAAAGGTTGATGAAAAAAAATAAAGTTATAATTATTACTGGAGTTACTGGTCAAGATGGCAGCTTGATGGCAGACTACCTTTTAAAAAACACAGAACACACAATCATCGCTGGTGTCCGTAGATTAAGTGTTAAAAACCACTGTAATATCAAACATTTAAATAAAAACCCAAGATTTAAATTAATTGATTTAGACATTACGGATCAGCATAATACAGATAAAGTTATTTCTGATTTCAAACCCGATTATTTTATAAATTTTGCAGCTAATTCTTTCGTTGGCAATAGTTGGACTCAACCAGTTAGCCACATGACAACGAATTGTCTTTCTGTTTTATATCAGCTAGAGTCTTTAAGAAAAATCGCTCCGCATTGTAGGTATTACAACGCAGGAAGCTCTGAGGAATTTGGCGATGTAGCTTATACACCTCAAGATGAAAATCACCCGTTGCGCCCCAGAAGCCCGTATGCTGCTTCTAAATGCTCTGCTCGTCATCTAGTTAAGGTTTACAGGGAGTCTTATGATTTATATGCAGTTCAGGGGTGGCTTTTTAATCATGAGGGTGTTAGGAGAGGAGAAGAGTTTGTCACAAGAAAGATTACAAAAAATGTAGCTAGGATTCTTAAAGAGTTTGAAACAGGTCAAGTTATCAAACCTTTACAGCTTGGAAACTTAGACGCTCAACGAGATTGGAGCGATGCAGAGGATTTCGTAAAAGGTGTTTGGTTAATGTTAAATCAAGAAAGAGGCAAAGAAAAAGATTATGTCTTATCCTCTAACGAAACTCACTCAATAAGAGAATTTGTAGTGGAGGCATTTAATTTTGTTGGTTTCCATAGAGCCGTTTCTGACTGGAGAGGCGAGGGAGTTAATGAAAAATATTTTCACGGTAACGACTGTCTTGTAGAGATTAATAAAGATTTTTATAGACCAGCAGAAGTGGATTTACTGAAAGGCGATTCTACCAAAGCTCGCGAAGAATTAGGATGGGAGCCTACTTGCAACTTTATACAGCTTGTGAAAAAAATGGTTGACAGGGACGCTGGACCTGTTATGTATCCATAGTGGCAAAGTCTAAAGGTCCAAACAAAAGAGAAATTCTTTTTCGTTTATTGGAAGTCCCCGATAAAGGAAGGAGACCCTTTTTTGCCAGAGAAATGAAAATGCTTAACACTTTGTGTGAGCGATATTCTCTAGAATTTATGGACATTGTAAGCTTTACCAAGAAGTTTGACTCGCTAGCTTACATATTAAGTGATAAGCTAAAAAAGAAAATGGACGAAAAGTTTAGGGCATTTAATTTTAGAGTTGATTTTTCTAAATACAAGCTTTATCATATTGGAGAAAAAGTTGGAGAGGATGCGGTTATCCCCCCCAAAAATAAAACAATAAAAGATTTTTTAAATGAGTGAAGGACCAGACCCAAACGATATTCTAGGCAATTTCTTGAAATCAAACAAAAGTGATCATTACAATTTTGAAGACGAGTGTGATTACAAAGTTTCTAGTGGCTCTCTTCAATTTGATTTATGCATGAATGGAGGGTTTGGACCTGGGTTACATCGTTTTACTGGTTTAACAGAAGGGGGAAAAACATCTGAGGCTTTAGAGGTTATGAAGAACTTTCTAAACACAATCGAACAACCCAGAGGTCTATATATCAAAGCTGAAGGCAGACTAGGAAAAG